CAAATATGAGTATATGTAGTGTATAGTAGATGCAAAAAAAAACCGCCCGATCTGCACAGACCAAGCGGCTGACTCCATGAAAAACAAAATGGACGAAGGTTATTTCATCATATCAGTCATTCTTTCATGCTCTTCTACAGCCATTTCCATGCTGTATAGAGCATCATAAAGATTTGAGTTTCTTACTTCCGGCTTTTTCGTTACGTCGCCGTTAGCCAAGGTGTTTACAATCCGCATTTGGTTTTCAAACACGCTGCCTTTAGCTTCGCCACCACCGGAAAACGTTAGCGGAAATTTCGCGGTAATAAAATCGAGACAACCGAGATAGAACCAAAAAATTGCCATCTTCACGTTTGGATCCAGGTGAGAAACCAACTTCACATCATTCTTTCCCTTATAGGTATAGATCACGGAGATAAAGAGATCAATCGCATTGTCATCCGTTTGCATCCTGTCCTGGTATGTCTGCAGAAAAATAAATTGATCGTATGTGATTTCCGTCAACCCATCAGCGGGACCTTTCAATGTTCTTAACCGGCTTGTCAAAGTCGGGAATGGATTCCGGGTAAGTTTCGGATAGATGTAGCGGTTGCCTTCTTCATCGGGATCCGATAGAAGAAAATCCAACTTTTCGGCTTGATCGTTTATCCATTCCGACGAAACAAGGTGTTTTTCGCGTCCGATTTTCAACAAAAACAAGCCGTTTCGTTTCTGCTTAATGCTTGCATTGAGGCAATAAAGCATCATTTTCACCTTACATTCTTGTGGCGAAATGTTTTCGGAGGTAAGTTTTAAGAGGTATAAAATCTCTTTTGCGGTTAATTCGTTCCAGTTGCCCGGTAGTGATAGTTCTTTCATCATCCTAACATGAAAAAGGTTTGTTTATCCCAATCGTTATATCCCAATGCAGTGATCACAGGGGTATAACTAAGCGCTGTCGCATTTACATTGAGCATTGAAATCAATTCCTGCATGTAGAATTTTGATTGCTCTTCATAGAAATTTCCTTGATCTTCGGTTATATAAAGTGGCCTGAAAAGAGGTTTATACTCCACTCCGTAGCGTGGAACTGCACGTTCCAGATTACTGTTTGCATTATGAAAAACAAAGGCGATTCGATTTGCAATGTACTTTTTAATCAAGTCAATGACTCCTTTTTCAATATCGGTTGCGTCCGTTGCGCTTACTTTTGCAAGCAATGAATTGAATAAATCATTACCAAGAAGTTTCCAGATATCCTTTTTTTCAATGCCATTCATGGCCATGAAAATGGTCTGATAGGTCAACCTGCTGTATTGAATATCAACAAGGCCATTATCTTGAAAATCGGTTACGGACCGGATGAAATGCGTTGCATCTGTTTTGTAGTCGGTATAATTCGCGCTGTTTGTTTCAAGAAATTGCAAAGCCAGTTCAAGGTTGTTCCATCCCCGTTCCTCCAGGCTTGCCATGTAGTTGGCTATTTTATTGTCGCTTGCAGGTGCCAGTTTCTCTGTCCTGGAAACAGTGTGCCCGGTATCACCGAAATTGATGCTCGTTTCACGGGTTGCAACCAATAATGCGAATGGTGCCAACGAACGTTGAATCACCGGAAGCAATTCCGCCATTGAAGCGTTTTCAGTTGGACGGGCAGTTGCGTATGCTTCCAAACTATTCATCAATGTAGCGCCAATATATCTGCTTACAAAAATATCGCGTGCATCGTCGATGTAAGGTGCCACGACACTCAATGATAGTGATCGGTTGATCTTGACGAAACCACCTAATTCGTCGATGGATTGAAATAGATTACTCATGATTAAATTTTTTGATTGCCGATTTGTTTCGTTGCGCCGGTGCCTTTATCAATCGTCTCAAGAACAATGTTCGGGATCATGAAATGAATATCTGCCGGCCATTTGTTGATCACCTTAGCGATGTAAAGAGGCATCGTAAGTGCGTCGCGGATCGGCTTTGTCATCGCCTGTTTGATGATGAACAATTCCCTGGCTTCAGTTCCATTGATACTTGTCGATTTTCCGGGCGATGCACCGATAATGGATGGATGTACGCCGGTGGCTGAATAGATGACATTGCTTGCTTCTTCACTGTCTTCGATATATTGTCCGTCGCTCAGGCCATTCGGCACGGCTGCAATGATGATATCCTGCTCTTCAACTCCTTTCACTTTGTCATAAATGAATTCAGATATGAAACTTTTCCCGGAATTCTCGGCGCCAGAAAGGAATTTATTCATGTCTTCAAGAAACTTTCTCTTACGTGCTACCTTCAGGGGTTGTTCCGTTATTCCTTCAGAGTTAAATAACTTGTCCCAAAATCCTTCACGTATCTTCACATGATACTTGATCACCATCGAATTACGGATAAGAGCCTTTTTGAATTCCGGGATAGCACAGGCAAAATCGTACCAACCGGATAGAAAAATACTCCACCATGCCGGCAGACCGTAATAGAATCGTCCGGGCGTTGGAGGCGCCAGGCTCATCACATAACTTTCTGCACCATCATCCACATTTTGTCCCTGATCATTTGGAGTTATCCCGACTCGTTGTTTAAGTTCGTACAACGGAGCTTTCCGATCGAGGAAAGGTGTTGCTATCAGATCTCGTGAAGGTTGCAAATGCCACCAGGCGGAATATCCATGCCATTCTATTTTTCCGTCTGCATTCATCTGGCTCAACCGACTGTACACCGCTTCAAGATTAACTATCTTGACAATCTTTCTGTTAGATTTTTGCTTGTTGAAAACAAATTGAACATACGCATCTGCAAAAACCGAAATGTCATTAGCCCACTCTTGTGTAAGTCTTATGTAATTATTATCCTGGATGAACTCAAAAATATCAGGCGCTTCACTTTCAAGCAATTCCTCATAAACCATCTGCCCTGTTTTATCACGTTTCTTCCGAACCACCATGATACCATCACCATATGCGATTCGTGTGTTAAATTCAATCGAACTCGACACTGCCACATTCTTGTAACTTCTGCGAATGATTTCAGTTGGAAGATCATTTTGAATGCCGCGTCGCATCCATGCCGGTATTACTTTAAGTTTGACATTAATCGGATTAACAATCTCGCCTATGCGATAATCTGATTTTTCGATTAAGTCATCCGAATCCATCATTAACACCGCGGCCTTGGCGCCAGACAAATATGCCGTTGTTCCAAAATCAAAAACTTCCTTATTAGTTGTTTTTTTTGCCATTTTAGATATAGACTTTGAGTCCGTTGAACCGGACGATTAAGACACGTTTTATTTTTCGCGGGTGTGTTTCCCCGGCTTGCATGATGTTCACCGTATCACCGGCAGTATGGATCGAAGTAAGAATAGCCTTCGGGTAATCAATCCTTTCGCCGGTACTTAGTTTTACGAAGCGGATGGAAAACTCTTTGCGCCTTCCATCCGGCTCTTTTCTTTCCATAATCTTGAAAATCTGGCTTATATGAATTCTTTTTTTTCCCATGCTCATAGGCAATTACTTAAGATTATCTATGCTTCCGACTGCAAAAAAAGTCACTATCAAACCGCATTGAAAGGACAAAAAAGGAATTTGCACGGGTTCTTTCGCTTACTTTCTAAGCCGTTTTTTAGAAAGGAAGGCGATTTTCTTTGCTACTTTCTTTGATCGCCTCCAATGAAAGAAGTCAAAAAGTTAAACATTCTAAAATATCAAACGTTTCACATGAAAATGAACTCATATTTAATGCTAAAAGTTGTTTTTCAGATTAATAAAGGATTCGGAAAGGGAAAAATTTTCCTTTACTTTACCTGCAGGGCGCGCACCGCCCTCAATGGAATTTGCGAACGCAAAAAAATAAATACCGTAATATGCTGGGGGATGTGGCAGATAATAAAATTAACATTTTCCCTCCCTAATAAGCATCACGCATGTGATACCTATGATTTCAATAACATTTTAATTAAAGGAAGATAGCGCCGCCTGAAGATTTAGACGGTTCAACGAAATAGAAGTTCATCCCTGTAAAAAGAGTATCCCACGCGTCTGTGATGTGGGTTTTGTATTCGTCTGGTGTATCTGGTGTGTCTGGTGTACCTTCTGGTGTTTTGTCTTTTTCAAATCCATTTTTGCCTTGACGGATCCCTGATTGCTCCATAGCAATCTTAAGGTATTCATTATGGATTAAATTAAATGTTGGGAATAACAATGAAGGATCACCCTTGAGTGCAAGATCAATTTGTAGATGCTTCCAATCGTGTCGTGGTGCTTGACCGATGTATACTCCTGTGATTTTGTATCTATTTGCGTTGAATACCTTCATGACTGTTTCAGAATAACTCTCCGGATTATTACCTGATGTCCACACGAACGTGTGATCATAATAGAATACTACATCCTTGTTAATCTTTGGCAGATAGTAATCACAAACTACCTGGCATAAGTCTTGCAATTTCCTTGGTGTCTTGACAAAGAATGAATGAATAGTTCTTAACTCATTACATATTACCTGACCTATTGCACATGAAGATATAGCAGCATTTGAATCGAATGCAATGTGGATAGGTTTGGTGAAGTCTACATCACCATCTCCCATACATCCAGACATGGTGAGTTTTTTCCAATCGCTACCTAATACAGATAGTCGGCCATTGTCTGGTGGTAAATAGAAGTGTATGTTATCATCCAGGGCAGAGTAGAACCCATTCGCTACTTTGAACAGTCGTTCGTTCATGAATGCAGTTCGCCATATCAATGGTGGACTATCACGATACATTTGCCATATAAAGTCTTCGCCAAGTACTTCATAATTATCAAATACATCATATTCAGCATAGAATACAGTGTATTCTTTTTTCTTTCCTTTTTGCGGAACAATTGGCTTTTGATAACGACGTGCAAGGTTTAGATCGTCTCTTAACTCTTTTGCATGTCGAATCACATATTCTGTTTGTTCCGGCATGCCTTCATATCGCTTAGTCTCTTTGTATAGATTACGGATATAATTGATATGATCTACAGACATCTTATCTTCTTCTTCCAATATCCAACGTCCCATTTTGGATGTTGGCATATCGGTTGAATACAACGTTGAATGATGCCACGGATTAGAATCAAAATATTGCTTATTGCCTCGGTTAGCTGGATTGACTTCCGATTTTATTTTATCGTAGCTCAGAAACTTTGCTTCCGGGCCAATGATCCAATCGAGCGACATGGAATTTGCAGACATGCCTTGATTGAATGATAGCACAACCATGATAGTGCCATTCCAAAAATGAAAGCAATTTTGCCATGCTTCGCGTAATGGCGGGCGTTTGGGTTGTTTGAAGTTTAGATTTTGTGGGGCGCGGCGGCCAACAAAGTAGTGAACGCCTTCGAAATATCCCCATTGTGCTAATGCGTGACAAATAGCCGGCAATGTATTGCCCCAGGCTTTTGCATAAGTAGGCGAAATAAGTGCGCCGGTACTGCCTGGCATTGCCCAGACACGCTGAAGAATAAAACGCGCATCAATGCCTTCTGATTTACCGGTTCCACGAGCTGCAACAATTCGTTCTTCATGTGCACTAACAACCATAGCGGCACGTTGTGCACGGTTGAAAAACTTTTTAAAGGTTGGTTCAGCCGTATGAAGTGAGTTTAACTTGCTATTAATTTCTTGTTCATTCATCGACTTCTTGTGCGTCAGTTGCAGTTTCTAACACTTTGCCTTTGAATAAGGCTCTGAATTCTTTTCTATGAGCTTCCAAATCCGGTATTGGTTCCATGCCGTCAAGAACCGATATATCATCTGTAGGTTCCCAATTTGGTGGAATCATCTGACTCCAATCAAAAATTTCATCGTCTTTATCTGCCCGGGTATATTTACCGATTTTGTCAATGTTGGCGGCAACACCTTTAGAATCTTTATTTGCAACAGCTATGATATAACCTTCTTTTGCACCTTCGATTATCATGTGTCTATACCAGTCTTTAGAAGACAACCGTATATTTCCAACAATCTTTGTTATAGCAGCTACATCACGATAAGCTTGCGTCTGACTGATTATGTCAGTTAACCCGCCACATCCACGTCTTAAAAATGAAACGAGATCCTTATCTGGCATTAAAGGATCTTCAAGTAGTTTTGCGACACTAAGCATTATGCGCTCTCTTATTTTATTTTCGCGTTCAGTTAATGAAACCAGGGCATCTTCTTTCGATTTAAAAAGATGCTGTTCAATTTTATCATATATAGATGATTCCTTTGCCATGGCTTTATTCTTTTTGTGACTGTTCAATACCGTTGTATCGAGGAGAAAAGTTAAGTTCCTTATTTTTCCTTCTTCCTGAAGGAAAAACAAGGGTCTTAAACTCTCCTAGCTGATGCTGAATGTAGCTATCGTGACGTTAGCCGATCGATTACCGGATAAAAGAAAAGGCAACACATCATGTATTGCCCATTCTCCGCGATGCATAAAAGGTTCGATTATTCCCGGAACGAAAGCTCGCGGGAATAACCGATCAAATTTGTTTTGGTTCATTCAAAGCTGCTATTTCTTGTTCGATATTGGCCTTATCGGCTTCGTACATAGTTAAACGCGAACGGGCATTCGTTTCAAGATTCTTCTTTCCTGCAGTTACTGCGTTGTCAATCGAAAGATTTGTACGCTTGATGTTCTCAGTCACGCGATTCAGGCGATTCTGCAGATACACGGATTGTACGGTTGAATCGTTAGCGCCTTCAACATCTTCGTTTGTTGGTTCAACAATTGCGGTCCCGTCAAATTCAGCCCACAACGATTTTTTTTCATCTGATAAATCGGTTAATTGTTCGGCTAAATCTTTACGTTCGTCATCTGTCAGCGTATCATCATCCAATTCGGCATGAATGGATGCCATCAATGGAACGATTTCCTGAATCCGTGAATAAGTTGCTTTTTTGTCATCGGTTAATGTCGAAACATCAACCTTTGAAATGGCAACATCCATGGATACTTCATCCTCGCTTGGATTTTTAGCTGCCGGTTCAGTGGCAGCAATGGTTTTGAAAGCATCCGGATTCGATTTCATTTTTGCTTCGATAGCTGCTATTTTATTCACCAACATGGTGAAATGCATATCGAAAGCAGCGATTTCCTCTTTCACATCCTTGAAATATGTCAGATACTTTTTCTTGATTTCATCACTTGCCAATTTTTCAAACAAGACAACACCGTCTGCATAGTTGCGTTTTTTGTCACCCAACCAATTTTGAACTTGCTTAATCATACTATTTTAATTAAGGTGCGACAACTGACAATGCATCCATATCAATGGGCGTACCCAAGAAAATAGTAGGCACAAACGAATCAGCTTCGAATGTGAATTTGTATCCGCGGCGATCTGCCGTTTTTTGTCCAAGATCAACAGCGGGCTTGATGTAACACAACATGCCTTTTTGACCGACCATAATTTGTTCGCCTCCTTTAGCTTCCAAAACAAGGTAGCCTGGTGTGTTGTTTACGTATCTGGCGAAGGCAGCGGCTTCCTTTAAATTACCTGGAAAGAAGAATTCACCTTTCTGAGTAAAAGATTGAGCGTCATCATCTCCCTGATTGTCGGCGCCATACTTTACCGTGTCTTTCGTACAATAGATATATTTCGGTGTCGATGTTCCATCTGAGAATACAAAAGCTCCTGCTGCAGTAACATAATCTGCATCGACTGTAATTTCAGCCGGAAGAGCCGGTGCAGCGGAAACCATTGAATCCGGAACAAAAAGCACCCGTTGCTTGAAACCGCCCGGATTGTCTTGTCCTGCACTCCACAGTAATGGTGAAACTCCTATCGGAATTGCAGCTGCGCATAATGCAAAAGATGGGTGGGGAAACACGAACAATGCTATCATTACAACAGCAAGAGTCAAAAGCGCAAATTTATTTCGTTTTAAATTTTTCATTTCTTTGAAAATTAATGATTTACACTAAGAAAAGGAGAAGGCTGTTAAGCCTTCGCCTGTTCCGTTATTGATTAATAATCGCCGGCATAGTTCACACCGGTGTTGACTTGCTCGTTCGTTTGGAACACTTTTTGATGCACGTCCCTTATACGTGTATCGTACGATGCCTGAATCCAGAATTGAACTTCGTTCGGATCCTGATACGGATTACGTACTTGCACATACGCATCATCCCCTTGGTTATTGACGCCAATATCTAACAGACCCGGCTTTTGCAAAGTCAGTTTGTCTCCGGTTCCCAAAGCCACATCATACTTAAGTTGCAGCCCTGGCGTTAGTGTATCAGATCTTAATTGGGTGATCAACTGATCAACAGTCGGGATCTGGAACATCTTCGTCATTCTCCAAAGTGCCTGACGTGCACATTCGATTGGATTTTGAGCAGCATACAAGAAAACATCTCCTGTTGTACGGAGCAACGGATGTGCCGATCTTATAAATGCTACCATTTGTTGGTAGGCTGTATAATCAGCATCACCAGTGGGAAGCACAAATGCACCGGTGTTTTTCAGATTGTTATTTGCTGTCGATATTTCACCGGCAGTAGTCAAAATATCAAGCTTTGGAAAGAATCCCGTAAAAGCCGTCATAGGACTCATCACGGTCGTGTCTCTTTCTGCGAAAAATAATGCAAACGTGACATCTTCTGCGACTGATTTCACGACATTGGTCAAAATCAACAGTTCTAATGGATGCCTTTTTGACTTGTTGTCAACCATTTCTCCCTGGTTGGAGATCACTTTTTTGTCTGTGTAATTCGTGATGTTGTCCACAATCTCTGCATACGTCCGTTCTGGCTTCAGACTCGATTCATAGAATTTCATCAATTCCTGTTCATTCCCAAGCGTCAAACCTGGAACGTATGGACGCAAAATACCTGCCTTACGACGTGTTGTGATCAATCGATCTTCACCTGTTACCTGAAGTATGTTAATACCCAAATTAGCACAGGTAGCGTTCAATGCAAAATACGGAAGTTCGCGAAGTACATCATTGTACTGAATCGCCATACGAGTTAAACTCGCAATGTTAACGGATGGTGTTTCCATTTTCGTAATAAGTTATTAAATTAATCCCTCTTCTTTTGCTTTCGTCAAAATGGAAAACGTGTCACCCGAATTCTTTTTACCAAATTCGGCCAAATCATCTTCAGTTGCCCCCAACTCTGATTCGCTTTTCACAGAAGCGCCTTTTGCACCCGATCCGGCTAACAGATTGTCAACTTGTGTTTGCAGTTCGGTTTTTTCACCTTCCAATTTGGTTTTAGCAGTCGTCAAGGTTTGTACCTCTGTTTGTGCAGCATCCAGTTTGGATTGAATTTCACTTTCATCCTGATTAGCGGCAAAAGCCTCTAACAGACTATCAGGCGTAATCTCTTTTGCTTCAGGATTAGCCTCTAAATAATGGGAAACCATGCTGTCCCAATTTGCAGCTTTTGCAGTCAACGCTGCGAGTTTTTCTTCAGTTAAAAGTTTCATTTTCTAAACATTAAAATAATTGATTACATTTTCGAGCGTATCTATCCCGTCGATAAGTCCCATTTTTACGGCTTCAGAAGCAAAAAAAGTTTTGCCGGTTCCCCAATCTTTTTCTTGTCCCTTCAATCGATCTCCGCGACCGGTTGCAACGCTTTGAAGAAAATATTCGTTGTATTGATCACAGATTGCACGAACAGCTTCCGGCTTACCATTTATGGCATCCGTGAAAGCTTTGTTTTTATCTGTTGATTTGGTAGCGTAAATTTCTTTCACGCTTATACCCTCCATTTCAAGTTGTTTGCTGTAATCAACCAAAGTAATGTAAGTACCGATGCTTCCGGTTTGTGCCAATTCGGAATTGGCAAAAATCATGTCACAAGCTGCAAGAATGCCATACATGGCAGAAAAAGCAAAGTCATCAACAAATCCGATCACGGTTTTATTTCGTTCGGCAATCTTGCTTACCATGAGGCGCATTGCATTGCTTTCGCCACCACCGCTTTCGCCTGTGATGACCACTGCTTTAATATTTTGATTGTTGTAGCAACGTTGAAGAATATCGGCTTTTGTGTTCATGCCAACCGGTCCACAGAACTGGTCATTTTTGGTAATTACGCCGTTAATGTTTAAAATGGCAATGGAATTTTCCGGAGCATCTTCCGGAGCAACACTAATTCCTGCGGGACTGATGACATAAGATTCGTTTTCTATGATTGAAATTCGTAACGCTGACTTATCAGATGATTTTTTATCATCCGAATCATCCGATTCGTTACGAATTCCTTTCATCCAGTTAGTTACATAATGAATGTAATTACCGGCAAATGCAGGTTCAATAAACCAGACGCCATTTAAAATGTTGTGATAGTATAACATGCAGCTTAATTTTCTGCAATGTTATAGCCTTTTTAGAGGGAAGTAAAGGACTAATTAAGGAAGGTATGTCAATGAATCGACGGTGTTTTTTGCCGCAAAATCAAGTTGATGGCCCGCAAAATCCGACATTTTACCAGGCGTTATCCGTTTCACTGTTCCGCGTAATGGATAAGTTTGTTGTCCGGATATCATCATCTCTCCTGTTGATAATGTATATCGTAAGATCATTCCGACTAACTTTAATTGCTCGAAATAAATCTTATCGGCTGATGTTACACGGTTTGACGGGCATACGATGCTCACTTTGGTATCATATACCGTTCCCGGATCATCTTCCGAAGGCGTTGTGTCCACACTGATCTTGTTGTTCGCATGTGGCAACGTTTTCCAGTTTTTTCCGGAATTCAAAACAATGCGTACACCATTGTTCATATAGAACATGGCAAGTACTTCCGATGGAAATACATATTCTGCAAGGATGATTCCACCCGCGTTATCAATGTCTGACATAATAATTCAATTAGTTGATTTATAACTATTTAACACTCAAATACTTAGCATTTTTGATGCATTTTTGATACATTTTTACTTCAAAAAACGGACAAAATCACACGCTTTGTCGGTGAAGTTTTTGTTTTGAATAGGCTCTTTTTTCGCGACGTCTTACCTCCTGGCGCCATCGGTAATAATCTTTCAAAAGTGCATCTTCGGTGATGGATGCGATTCCATATTTGCAAATGAATTTCCAGACTGTGACGATGTACGGAATTCCTTCCTGATGTTTTTCGCCATCAAGTTCATCATGCAGTTCGGCAAAGAACATGTTTTCGATTTTCCGTTGAATTAGATCCTGGCTACGTTCACCAAGATAGTTGTATGTTTCCGGCGATTTGCCCAGGCGCCTGTCCGGCAAAGCTATTTCAAGGTTACCCCGATCCACGGGACAGTTTACCGGGCGTTTCTGGGTTAAGTCCCAAATCAAATGATACAGATCCAAATTGTCAGGAAATGATACGGCTGTATTTTCATGGTAATTATACTTTCCGGTTACGAATTCCTGAAGATGCGCTTTAATGAAAATTTTAGTGGTAATCATGCCAGTAAGATTAGATTAATGAGCCTTTTTGCACTACAAATATACGTACTAATCAATGTATTACAAAATAAATGTGTAATATAATTACCATAATGAGTAATATAATACGCAAAATAAAAGTCAAAATATACCTACTTCCTACTACAACATGTTAATATTTTGTATTTCAAATAGTTATATACTGTTTTTTGTAGCATGTCCGCTTATGTAGTAAGTTGTAGTAACCTGTAGTAGGCAGTTAAAAAAACGCTTACCTACTACAATTTTCCATTTGTTGATGCATGTTTCAGCGTGTTGTAGTAAGTAGTAAGCAAAAAAGTCCGTTTTTTTTCTCGCAAGAAAACAGATTTATTTATAATACAACATTTCATCTTTTCTTTCAATTAAAATTTGGTGAGGAGGTGATAACGCTTGAGTGGTATATCGGTGCCTTGACGGTCCGACTTCTGGCTAAAGCCTAAAGCAGCTAAAGCCCGACCCATTTTCTGAGGTGTGACATGGAGTGTATCTTCAGCACGGATTTTGTGGTTTTTCCGTAAAAGGTCTACAACCTCGGTTGCGTTCAAATAGACGGCTTGTGAAAGTGTCTCTGTGGTTGGGGTGGCCAGATACAAACGCGCGTATTTCATAGCCGCTGTTTCGACTATATACCGGGCATTGTACTGTTCGAATTCGTCAAAGTCTTCCAGGGTGAAGTTCCAGTCGAATTCCGTGTTTTCATACAGGTTCAGAGCTTCAGCCCACATCTGATTAACGTCGCACAGCGTTGAATATTCGTGATTGATCTCCGTGATCTCTATGGCACCGAATCGACGGTATCCATATCCTTCTTTCAGAAAGCCTCCGGCTTCGGAATTATGATTGCTGGTGAAGGTAGCACAGGCTATCCGGGTGCGTGGCATGGCAAACTCTTCATATCTGCGTTTGATCAGTATGCTGCGCTCTGTCATCGACTTTTTAAATAGATCGATTGTGCTCGATGAAAGTCCTACCAATTCGTCGAAGTTGATGATCATGTAACGTGTAAATGCATCTTCAATATCGAATTTGTCTTCCCTTCTGCTTTTGATATAGTATTCCTGGAGTGGTTCCGGGATAATAAATTCTGTCAGGTATGTTTTTCCTATTCCTTCACGCGGATGGATGAAGCCAAGCGCCACCGGATTTGGATTGCCGTCTAACCAACAGGCTACGCACGCGACAAGCCATTTCTTAATGAGTTTGTCCGTGCGCAGTCGGTAGTATTCTTCGGTGTTATCATCGAACGTTCGCGGGATCACATGCCGGCAAAATTGATCGATATGACTTGTGCCTTCATATTTGCCGCGTATAGAGTCAAAATACTCCGTGATGGGATTGTAGGGTTTGATGTAGTTCGGGGAACGTACAATCTTCCTGAGGATCGTATCGCTTAACGAGACGCCTTCTTTTATAAGATGCAGGCTAATGTCATCAAGCGTCGGCGGGTAATCGTAATGTGTTTCTCCTTTTGTCCGGATGGTGATTTTTGACGGGTCGTGTTCTGAAATCCGTATCTCGTAATTTTCGTCCAGGAAGCGTATGGCCGCTTCAATTTTATCGAGTGTCTTCAGATCCAATGATCCTTGTGCTACTTGTAGGGGTTTTAATGGCATTGTATGAAAAGTTTATAGCTATCATTTCGTTGATATCAACAAAATGGTTATCATTTTAGATCAATTTTATTTTTACAACTTCTTCTTCCGTCAGGATCAGAAATGCGTTTTGGAAAATCATATCGACAAAAATATTTATTTTGCATTGTCGACAAATTTCTTGTATTGTTTCACAAAAGGCAGTGAGCGAGTCAATCATTACTATATCTCCAATTTTTGGATCAAACCCGAAATTTTTTTTATAGTAATTCTCTCGCGGTTGCGGCGGTAATTCAAAAGTGATAATTGTATTGCTCCCATTTTGTTTCTTGGTTTTATTCCTCGCTGTTAGCATTAACTATTTCCTCTTTGATCCTTGCTCTGGCTGCAATTGCTGTTTTTCGTAACAAGTCCTCAAAATCCATGTTTGGGTTGTCGGCTTTCAGTTGCATAAAGATCTCGTTCTTTACTTCGTTCAGCCGGTCGTTCATTATTTCCGCATGTTGCCGGCCTATCTCGTTGGCAATCTTCTGCAGCAATTCTTTGCGACGCATGTCGTATGCGGCAAAGCTCGCGAGAATCAATTGTGCATCAACGCTGCCGTAAAATTTTCCGTACACTCCCTCCAGAATGCGTTCAAAAACGATCTTCAAATCCGGAAGCGTGAAATGTGTGTATTTGATTGCCAACATATAAGCCACAGGCGTGATATCTGTCAGCGGTTTATTGATGTTTGAGAACCGGTTAAGAAACTCGATCCACTTCACCATATATTCCACTGCCGGGATGCAGTTCTTGATCGAATACACAACATTCAGATCGTCAAGTTGTAGGCGCCTGCGCTCAATCACCTGGTCGATGCTCGTAAAGTCCTTGTGTATGGATAACATCTTTTCCGGCCCTTGTTTCTCAATGAATTCTTTCCAGGTAGGATAGAGTTCGGCGATTTTACTTTGAATCTTGTTCATATTGATGGTTCATTTGAAGGGATAAACGTTGTTGTTGTTTCATTTGCCGGCGCCGGTTCGTCTCCGGAGGCTTGTTTGATGGTTGGTCGGAAGAATGACCGGTAGCCGGATGATTCAAGGAATTCAAGCATTTTGATGGCATCGCTTTCTTCTCCGGCGGCAAACTCGCGAAGTCGTTTCAGCATCACCGTTTCGCGGCGGCTCTTCATCGTGATGTGATGTTCTTCCTCCAGGTATTGTTTGTAGAATGACCAGGCTTCCAGGAACTCTTTCGACTTCCACGGCATCTTGATCTGCACCGGATCGATGGGTGAAATGTGTTGATCCATATTTGACACCTTCTTACATAACGCATCCCAACTCTTTGCCATGGCCGCGCGAATTTTGTCTGTTTTCACACCAGGTTTCAATGCGTTCACCACCTCTTCCACGTCGGCTTGAAATGCTTCCAGGCTTAACATCAGGTTGTCCCAATCCTTTTTCATAGTATTTTCAATTGAACGTAAAATCCAAATTCTGAAAGATCCTTTTCTATTCTTGTATCGCGGCTATTATCTGAAGGCAGGTCCATCATTCGCTCTCGGGTAAGAACCGTATATCCATTTTTCCGAGCCTTGTAGCAGAGGTTATACCGTCGTTTTATCCGTTTCGGTACCATTTTCGAGTAAATTTAAATTACCTCCCATTTCTTTCGTTCGATTCAGGTTTTCCGTTCTCGATAAAATAGCCAACACGTTTGACTTTATCTTGTAGCCATCTATCACAACTTTTCCTAGAGAAGCGATGGTTCTTGCCGTTTCCACATCCATTTTCTCATTAGGGGATGCATTCTCGTCCGTGTTGTTTTTCAACATTTCAATAGTCTCGAATAAATGCATGTTCAACGCATCAATACTAATTTGTTTAATTGCTTTCATTGCTTTGCTTTTTTTATTGCCTTGTTTAAGTGATATATAGTAAGCATCGCCTTCCTGAGGTCTTCAGGATAACGAATAATTGTATTTTGTTTTATTTGATTATGTCTGCTTATCAGATAAAGATTTTCTATCCTGCAATCCTGACGGTTCCCGTTAATAAATTGTATGTTGCATCCTTCCGGTATCGGTCCGAAATGTGCTGCATAGACATGTCTGTGTTTCAATTCCCATACATTTGGATCTGCTATTTTCAGGGTAATAAGTAATAACCAAGAAATAGTGTCGTATATATCCAATAGAGAATTCCAGTATTATATTACCATTGCTCCCTCTCAAAAATGGATTTTACCTTTTCTTCCT